CTATTGGGATGTCCTATGAGGTCTTTATGATGACTTACTTTATGGCACCTCATAAGAAGTCTTTCATGGCTATGAGCGGCGTTGAGCAGCGTTCCATGATCGAGGAGATTCTATCCCTAGAGACACTGGTTGAACGTGCCGATACTCTTAAGGCAATCAAGAAAGAACTTGATGTTGATCTGAAACTTGTTAACCGAGATATCGAGAATGCATCTTCCACAAACGAGAAAGCTCAAAACATGCTCGATGATCTCTCGGCTAAGTCCGATAAATTTAATCGAGAGACAGAGGACGAAATCAAATCCATCGAATCTGGAATCGAGGAGCTAAAGCAAATTGATTTCAAGACCCTTGAGGACACTATCGATACTATCGACAAGACCAAGGAGAAGCTAGAGCCAGTTATTAGTAATCTAGATGACCTTGAGAAGAAGCGTTCTCAAGCGGATTCTGACCTCAGATCGTCACAGACTTCTTACAGAGCACTTGAATCAGAGTACAGAAGTTATTGTTCTGTAAAGGAAAATTATGATAACTTCGGTGAAAAGACTCAGGGTAAGATTGATGAATTGAAGTACCAGCTTTCTGGTTTTGAGGATGAGAGCTTCTACAATGATCAGGTTGAGAAAGCTGTTGAACTTGTTCAGGTTGACAATGACATTAATAGATTGACGCGATCTATTGATGAAGGAAGCGGCAAGATCGATTCCCTCAAATCCGAAATCAAATCGATGGAAGACGGCGTATGTCATTACTGTGGTCAATCTCACTATGACAAAAACAAGCTCGAAGAACTGAATGACCTCAAGGAAGCACATGAAGCCGAAATGAAAGAAACTGGGATCAAGCTGCTTGAGGCTGAAGCCAGATCAGTCGAGCTTGAGCATCACCTCGAACACGACATGAATCCAGAGCAGTGCCTTCGTGATATTGAGAAGATCAAGTCTGAGATTTCTCGCCTTGAAACAGAGCTATCAACAACCAACCCATACGAGGACGAGCTAAAGCGTTTCGAGGGTAGAGACTTCGATAAGATGATCCTTGAGTCTGCTCAAGAGAGCATTGATATCTTCTCCGAGGTAATCCAGACGGTTGATTATAATATCGAGAAGAATCGTAAGCAATACTCTGAATTGAACCAAGAGATTGATAACCTAAGAGAGAATCTTGTTGACCATGATATCAATGATCGAAGTGATTTGAACCAACTCAAGGGCATGGAAAGCGAACTATTAGATGAAATCAAACAGTTGGAGAACAAGGAAAACCCTTATGACTCCCAATTGAAGATGGCTCAGGATATGTTTGTTGATCTGGATGAATTGAAAGAGTCCAGAGCATCAATCGAAACAGATATCAAACATGTGACGTATTTGGTTCGACTGTTGACAGATAGCAAGTCATTCATCAGGAAGAGAATCGTTGATCGGTTTATTCCGTATCTCAATAAGAAGATTGTACAGTACACGGGTCAGCTTGGTCTACCCCATATCTGCACAATCAATAGCGATCTGAGTGTTGATATTGAATACATGACCAAGAATGTCAGCTACTACAATATGTCTCAAGGTGAGCGAATGCGACTCAACATTGCCACCACAGCGGCTCTCAAAGACCTTCTGGCACTTCTTGGAACAAAGATCGATACGATGTTCGTGGACGAAGTACTGGATAGCTCTATGGACAGTGGAGGGATGCTCAAGGCATTCGAGTTCATTAAGGAACATTCGAAGAATCTTCTATTGATCTCTCATCGAGAAGAGTTAATAGGATCAGTCGATAACAAGATGACCATTGTGAAACGAAATGGATTCTCCATCATAGAGTAATAAGAAGCCCTCCTAAATATGCGAAATTAGGAGGGTTTAATTTTGAATATAATGGGAATCGACCAAAGCTTTACAAGTACCGGCATCTGGATTTCAGATGAAAACGGCAATCATATTCATCATGAATTGATTACAACCAAGAAGGACAAGGATGATCCGCTGACAAACTTCAAACGCGCATCATTCATCGCAGATCAAATCCTTTCTATTGTTGATGATTTTGGCATTGAGTATGTTATCATAGAAGCGCTCGCGTATGGATCAATGGGCGATGCAACTCGCAACCTAGCCGGTCTTCAATATCTAATCATTACTGGCTTAATCAATCGCGGTGGAATCAGCATCGATATCGTGGCACCAACGTCCTTAAAGAAACAGGCTACGACCAAAGGTAATGCAAAGAAAGAGGAAATGTATGAGTGTTGCCCTCAACATGTTAAGGATTTTGTTGACCCAATTCCGAAGTCAAAAGGTAAATATGACTTAGTTGATGCATACTTTCTATCAATCTATAAGAAAACAACCTAAGAGGATATAGATAATGATTATTACACTCGATACGCTTGTCATCGATCAGGACGTATACGAAGCAGTCAGGAACTTCACGATTGATATGGGTCTTATGGAGACTCCTGATCGTGATGAAATGTTCTTTCTCCTGCGAGACACAGAAGGCGTTAATGAGGATGTAAGCTCATCTGGTGATATCACCTACTTCATGGATGATATCAAACTAGAGATCGTTGAGGCTAACTCTGGTGACGGTAATATCCTTATTGCAACTGGGTACTCCCCTGCAATTGAAGAACTTTACAAAGAAATGAACGAAGAAGAGCCTGATGTCCTTGACGTTGTTATCGCAAGCGCCATTGACACAGAACTTCATGATGTTTCTTTTTTGAATGCGAAGGTTCATGACTACTTCCCAATCATGAAATTCAGCGAGATCAGAACTCGGTATGAGACTCAGGAAGATGTTGAGGAGTTTATTCTTGACGGAAAATCAGTAGACCTCTAAACGGTTTCCTGCTTTTTATAGTGGTTATCGAAACGGCTACTGCCCTTGATTGCGTTTGGAATCTCGTTGAGTTGGTAGGTTTCGACAACACGCAAACCAGTCTGCTTGTATCGTCTGATGATGAATTGAGCTACTGGTATTGCTCTTTTAAGTGAATTGTAATCAACCAGAATACTCTGGTTGTTTCTGATTCTGGAAGCATTGCTTTCAAGAACAAATTTCATAATCGCCTGACGATACTTCTGAGGAACATAATGAAGGTTCAATGCCAGAATCGTATTGTACTGTGATTCATACTTGATAGGTAGAACCAATGGAGTCGGATCATGGTCGAAGCCTGAATAGACGGCTTCACTCAACAGACCAATCGCAAGAGACTGAATTTTCTTCTTGTCGTAACCGGGGGTCTTGTAGATGTTTGGATTGGATAGACCAATACCAACCTGCTTCGAGTCATACCCCTCGTAGCTGTCAAGATATTCTTTTCCGATTGATGTTGTAATCGTCGCCATTGCAAACCTTCTAAATAGTTTATAACTAAGTATATTTAGAATCAAAGCAAATCTATAGAGACTAATACTATGAGCGAAGCCCTTGTAGAAAATACATGGAATCCAGTCAAACTTGGTGGTTCAAACAAAGGTTACACCATCAATAGCTATGCTGCTTCAACAAGCTGGTATAACAAGATGGTTGATACTGGTGGAGCCAGAATCAGTCAACTAAGAAGTTACCACGCAGCCGACCACGATTCTGTCGAGATTTCTCGCGCCCTTGATATTCTAGCAGAGGACATTTCATCCTCTAACGCAGACAATGAACAATTGTTTAACATCAAATATCCAGAGGATGCAAAGATCAAGAAAACGGCTATGCGTCAGGCTAATGCCGTTTTTGACATCTGGAATGAAAGAACCGAAATGGAAACCCACTTCTTCAACCGTGTTCGCAATGCACTGCGGGACGGGATTTCATTCTACAGAAAACGGTCTGACGGGTCTGTTATCAGGCTACATTCCGAACGGATGATCGGTTATATTCTCAATGAGAATGACGAGGATAAGGTAACTCACTACATCTATGACAAGACTGTTCCTAGAATCGATCAGGATTCCAAGAACATTCTGAACAAGAATCAGAAGACGGGTGGCGGTAATGAGAAGTACGAAGTCATTCCTGTTGATAATCTGATTATCCTTAAGGTAGGTGAAGGGCCATTTGGTAAATCTGTCATCGAACGGGTTTACAAAGTCTATCGTCAGATGACTCTACTTGAGGATTCTGTTGTTATCTATCGAGTTGTCAGAGCGCCCGAGCGCAGAGTTTACTATATTGACGTTGGTAACTTGCAAGGTCCGAAACGAGAGAAGGCGATTGAGCGCCAGAGACTTCGTTTGATGCAAAAGCAGGTTAACAAGAACGGTCAGCAGACAACTGATTATGATCCACACAGTACATCGGAAGATATCTTCATTCCCACTAATTCAACTGGTAAGGGGTCAAGAATCGAAACTCTACCCGCTGGTCAATCTCTAGGTGAGCTTCGTGACCTTGAATGGTTCAAGGAGAAGCTGAGAGCCGGTCTGCGGATTCCCGAGAGTATGGTAGATGGTGAGCGTCAGGGTCAGTTCAGCGATGCTCGTGTAGGCCAAATCTATCAGGCTGAGTTCCGTTACATGGGATACGTCAAGCGAATCTCAAGAACATTCCGGATGGAGCTTGATAAGCATTATCGTGAGTTCGCCAAGGAACGTGGCTTCAATATT